TGTTTGATGGAACATATGGTTAACATGTTTATCAGATTTGAAAAGCCATTAGCTAATGAAGTCCACATCTCACCAGACATCCGGGCACCAACAACCTTGCAAGTGTAATCTGAACTTTGCAAGACCTGTACTCTGGGGAGGTAGTATCCATTTCTCTGGACTACATAGCAGTTCATTATTGCTTTCAATATCGTTGGATTGTTCTTAAACATGTATCGCCATAAAGTACATTCAACAAGATCAACATAAGTAGGATCAAACGAAGATTCAAAAGAAGAATAATCGGTTTCAAGATAAAAAGGAAAATTTTCAAGTTCTTTGATTTTGCCGGGCATATCCCGGGGGTCAGTACCTTTAACAAAAAATTTGCATGGTTTACATGATTTACGATGATACTCATGATTGTACATAATTTCCTCAAGAAGATGTATGTATGGTCCCACAAGAGCTTTAAACTTATCTGAACGACTATTTATCAAACGGCAATGTTTTGGTTCTTCATACATCTCTCTCTTAACAAAGGACTTACATATGTAGTCTCTCTCGGACAACACTATGCGATTTAAGTCCTCCGTCAGGAGTGACTTAGCTCTCCGTAATTGTTGCTTACGAGCTAAGCCATAGGACTTAGAGTTTGCCAACCAGTCGTCAAACAAACGATCATACTGGTCCTCTAAGTAAGGCAAAGGTTGAAAATTTCTGTGCAGCAAATCTTTAGTTAATTTATAAGCGCGATTCAGGTACATTTGATCTTTTGGTGGTCTTACGGAAGCCAGGCGCTTCCTGTAAGCTAAATATTGATTCATTTTTGATTTTGAATTAGTAACCCATGGTATGTCTGGAGTCAAAGTAAAGATAGACATTTGGTAGTAAGGATTCGGATCCATGCCACGGGAGTTTAATGGTTGAAAAGTGGATGAATATTTATTTGAACAATGATGAAAATTTTTAGAACTAAAAATATTAGGATCATTTCGGTAATATCTTTGCGGAAGGTCCAAGTGATATTGTGGTTGTATAGTTTGTTCAATGGGTGGAAATAAAACCATTGTAACCCATTTTAAAGGCTTCTTGAGGTAGTCTACTACTACTGGGATTCGATGTGTTACTAAACGATCTTTTAAGAATCCCAGTACACTATTCTCAGAAGTCAGGTATTGAGTTGCCTCAATACCTATTGTGTATAGGCGTCTGATATCAATTCTGCAGTGGGGAATTGAAAAAGACACCTGCCTAAAGCTAGCGTATGTGTCTTTACAAATGTTCCTCTTAATTCCCACGTCTCGCCTGAATAATCGGTGTACATCCAAGGTAGCACGACCTTGTCCACAATTACTTCAATATCACTCAAACATTCGTCAGTCATGAGATGACGATGAGGTAGAGCCCTGCCAGAAGAGCGCAAAAATAAGTAGATAACCTCCTGGGCAGTAGCGTATATATTTAAGCCATCAACCTCATAATCGGGGTTGTTACTAAGATGGCTAACTACTTTGGGCATCATATGTTTACCAAAATAGTAATTTATTTCCTGAACTGACAACCGACGGTTCGTCGTTGCCTTAAAATGTTTCCTGCTCTCCTCCAATAAGCCAAATAGTTCCCTTGTAGCCGTTAAAATGGTCGGTAAATGCAAATTAAATTTTCTCTCATGACAAGTACACATTGTAACAAGTTCCTCATAAACCTTCCTATTTCTTTTGTCGAGATCATCCTGTTGACAGATGACCCCTGCCGTTACTTGAGTAGAATAATCATTTAACAGATCCTCGACATAACTGTGATCACTTATCAGTATCCTATGTTCCATATAATCTTGAGGTCGATGATCTTTAATGTCACTCTTTATTGAAAATTTTGGTCTATTTACCTGGGTCGGAGAATTATGAGTGACAAAGAAGGGTTTATTAGATACAACTTCATAGTTGGCATTTTGATAAGCATATCGCTCATCAAAACAAGAGTCCACAGATTCGTGGTCAACTCGTTTAGTTCCAGCTTTTACTTTCGATAATAACGAGTTGATAATGATGGTTGGAATAGCACCAATTATTGTAGCACACCACCACCAAGATAAAAAAGGTCTAGATTCACCTTTAGAAACTTCATAAGTACATTTTTCACTGAGCACATTAGAATTTAAATTGTTGTTTGTTTGTTGTTGTATCATGAGG